AGATAATAAAGATGAATATGTCAATACAAATTATCATGATTTAGATTTAGAATCTCAAAATTTTAAATCATATTTAAATTGTATTCAAGATATTTTAAATGATGAAATAGAATATTTTAAAAACCATTTCAATATTCACAAACATTGGATAAAGAGTGCATGGTTCGAACAAGCACTACAATATAATTTTCATGAAGTTCATAATCATGGAACAACTGGTTATAGTTCTGTGTGTTTTATTGATTATAACTCGGAAGTACATACACCAACAAAATTTATTTCTCCATTTGATCACTTTATAACTGGAGAACATATGATATATACTCCCGAAGTCAATGAAGGGTCTTTAATTTTTTTCCCATCAGCACTTAAACATTTTACAAATCCAAATATGTCAGAACAAGAAAGAATTATTTTATCTTTTAATTTAGAACTGAGTTGACATCACCATATATACATGGTAAAATTGATCTGAAAGTTATTTTCTCTTATGGCAAAAGGATTTACTGTTAAAGCTCCTGCTCCAAAGGTATCTGAACCTGAGTGGGATTATGATAAAATTAAAGAAAGAATGCGAGGTAAGTCAATCGTATTCTGTCTTCCAGGCCGTGGTTGTTCATATCAGTTTCTGAAGTCATTCGTACAACTGTGCTTTGATATGGTACAGAATGGTATGAGTATTCAGATTTCTCAAGATTATTCTTCCATGGTAAACTTTGCACGTTGTAAGTGCTTAGGTGCTAACGTACTGCGTGGACCAAAGCAGATTCCCTGGGATGGTAAACTGCAGTATGATTATCAACTGTGGATTGATAATGACATTGTGTTTAACACAGAAAAGTTCTGGCAACTCTGTGATCTGGCTCTGAGTGAAGACAGCGAAGGTAATCTCGTTGACAGAGAAATCACCGCTGGTTGGTATTGCACAGAAGATGGTCACACGACCTCAGTGGCTCACTGGTTGGAAGAAGATGACTTCCGTAAGAACGGTGGAGTCATGAATCATGAAACTCTGACCACTATGGAAAAACGTCGTAAGCCTTTCACCGTAGACTACACTGGTTTCGGTTGGGTGATGATTAAGAACGGTGTCTTTGAGAACCTTGAGTACCCCTGGTTCGCTCCAAAGATGCAGGTATTTGAATCTGGGAACGTTCAGGATATGTGTGGAGAAGACGTGTCATTCTGTCTCGACGCTAAGGAAAAAGGCTTTGAGATCTGGTGTGATCCTCGCATTCGTGTGGGGCATGAAAAGACTCGTGTAATCTGATGTTGAATATTGTATACCGAGGGAGAGTCTTATACCGCAATCTCACACATGAAGAGTGTGCTGAGATTCTGGAAGAACTCTCCCAGAAGTATTATGAAGACGAAGAGTTTGATGTAAATGAATTAGAATTAAGGGAGAATACTTATGGCTAAACCAAAGGGATCACCAACTAAGACTTCTCATGTTCCTGGTCCGCCGAAGAAAACTCGGCAAGGGCATAGTAAGATGACGCTGACCTCTGCTACTTCTCGCAATGGTAAGCAGAAAAAATACAGAGGGCAAGGTAAGTAATATAGATAGAGCAGGAAGAAATTCCTGCTTTTTTATTATATTTTATGGCATATTTAAATCACAACTTACCAACGATCACTTGTTATATTCGCAATGAATTTTTGTATAATCATAAAAAAGGTCATGGTGAGGTAACTTTATGCGATGTACACTCTGTAGCGTCCTTAGAGAAGCATGTACCCCTCTTTGAAGCGTTTTTAGAGAATGGGGTAAACTGGACACGAAGACCGATTCATGCATTTTGTTGGAAACCTGATGCACCCGTTCCAAAGTTAGAAGAGTGTATGTGGTGGGATTGCTTTTCTCCTTATATTGACGTTCAAGTTCGCGCAAGACTGGCTAACTTACGTGCTGAACTGATCAATTATCGTGGAGAAAAGAATGAAGGAACCTACTTGTTTACTCTTGATTGGTCGTGGGAATCAAAATCAACGTTGAATACAAATTTTAGTGAGACTCCAGAGCATAAATGTGCTCATGTCTTTAAGATGGACAATGGAAATTTCTATGCATATCCAAATAATAAGATCTTATGGTATGATGATGCATGGACTAAGAACAGAATTACTCAAAATCCGGGTTATGAAATTGACTTAACAGAGTATTCTGTCGAAAATCGTCGAAAAATTGAGACATCTGACGATTTTATGTACGAAATCAAAGAAATTCGGGATAGCAACCCCGTAAAAAGTTCTGATTTTAACGAATCAGGAGCTAAAAACGATGGCAAATTCACCAGTTGACAAAGGAAATGACTTTATGAAGTCGGGAATGACCCTCATTACCGAGTTGTCTTCCGAAAAATACCTTCAAAAAACAAAAAAAACTCAAAAATATCAGATTCCAGACGACCGCTACTCAAGACCTTGTGGTGGAGTTGGAGGATTTGACGATTTTGTTGAAAGATGGCACGAATAACCGATAAAATTGCGAATAAATAAGATAGATTTATTACATCTTCATGCCTGTCGAAAGGGTAAGTAAAGGTTTTAAGGACATTAGTGCTTCCTTTCAGGTAAGTGCATTGAATTATGACCTAATCGCACTCAAAAATGAAAGTGCGATTGCCCGTTCAATTCGAAATTTGGTACTTACCCTTCCAGGAGAAAAGCCTTTTAATGAAGATTTGGGTTCTGGTGTCTCAAAATCAGTTTTTGAGAACATGGATAACATTTCTACAACGATTGTAAAGGAAGAAATTGAAAATACAATCAATAATTTTGAACCAAGAGTCAGATTAATTGATGTGAATGTAGAACCAAACTATGATGGCAACGATTTATACGTTACAATTCAATATGAAATCATTGGAATTGATGTTTTACCACAGCAACTGGCATTTGCATTACAACAAACACGATAAATGACACTCATAAATTTTAGCAATCTCGATTTCGATCAAATTAAGAGTTCTCTCAAAGAATATCTGAGAGCAAACTCGAATTTTACTGACTATGATTTCGAAGGTTCTAATTTATCAACGATTATTGATACTCTTGCATATAATACATACATTACTTCGTACAATGCTAACATGGTTAGCAACGAAGTTTTCATTGATTCTGCAACTTTAAGAGAAAATGTCGTTTCTCTCGCAAAAGCAATTGGATATATTCCAAGATCGAAGAAGTCATCAATCGCAACTGTTTCATTTTTTGTTGACACTTCTTCTTTACCAATTACGCCATTAACATTAACTCTTCAGAAAGGACTTGTTTGCACAAGTTCTACAACTTTTCAGGGACTGAGTTATAGTTTTAATATTATTGATTCTGTCACAAAACCTGTTGTAAATAATATTGCAACATTTGACGCAATTTCGGTTTATGAAGGAACATATCTTACTCAAACATTTACTGTAGATACAAATAATCCAAATCAAAAGTTCGTATTATCAAATGCTGGTATTGACGTGAGTTCGATACGAGTTACAGTTAGAAATACTCAAAACAGCACTGTGACTCGTCAATTTATTCTTTCAGAAAATCTGATTGATATTGGACCAACATCAAAAGTCTTCTTCATTCAAGAAATTGAAGATCAAAGATACGAAGTTATTTTTGGTGATGGAATTTTTGGAGTAAAACTTGATAATCTTAATTTTATTGAAGTTTCTTATGTTGTGAGCAATGGAGAAAATGGAAATGGCATATCTAACTTCGTATATGCGGGAAGACTTTTAGATAATAATGACGCTTCGGTTGTAGAGTCAATTTCAGAAATCACAACTGATATTGCATCAAATAATGGGCAAGATTTAGAGTCTGTAGATTCAATTAAAAAATTTGCTCCAAGAATCTATGCTTCACAAAACAGAGCTGTAACTGCTGCTGATTATGAAGCGATTGTTCCTACGATATTTCCAGAAACCGAGTCCATCTCTGTATATGGTGGAGAAACATTGGATCCACCCAGATATGGAAAGGTATTCATTTCAATTAAACCTTATAATGGAGACTTTTTATCAAGTATTATTAAGGATCAAATTAAAACCCAATTAAGAAAATATACCGTCGCAGGAATTGTTACTGAGATTATTGATCTCAAGTACATATTTGTAGAATATGAATCAACAGTTTACTATAATGCAAATTTATCTCCTGGTGCTGGAAGTGTAAAGTCAATTGTTGAAGCAAACCTTTCAAGATATTCCGATTCAACAGAGCTGAATCGATATGGATCGAGATTCAAATATAGCAAATTCCAAAAAATAATCGATGACAGCCATCCATCAA